CCCTCAACATCTGATGATAATAATGTTGTTCACTATGTAACTTATTCAGGTAGTGATGGAATGATATACTTTCGTGGTTCTCCAAATGTTAATGCTTCAATAGACAACGTATCAGTAAAAGAGGTTGGGCAAGATTGGCAAACTAACTATACAGGTGGTGTAGGTGCAGGTTGGTCTATTACAGATAAGTTAAATTTTGAAAACGCAAATGGTGGTTCTGCACAATTAAATGTTTTTGAAATAGGTAAAATTTATAAAATAACTGTAGATTATGTTTTCACATCAGGTACAAGATTAATACTACCTTATGATGGAAGTAATTTTCCTTCAGGTGGAGTAATAACAACAACAGGTTCTGTTAATGGTTACACTTACTATTACACACCAAATAGTACAACTTTACTTATTTATTCTGATGGTAATGGTAATGGTTCAGTAGACAACATATCAGTCAAAGAAGTAGGGCAGGGATGGACTATAGGAGGTGATGATATAACAATAGATGATAGTAAAGCTAGTTTTGTAAATGCTGATACAAATTCAGATTATATACAACAAAACAATGTAGCAGTAGTAGGAAGAACTTATAAAGTTAATTTTGATATTTCTAATTTAGGTGTAGGAGAAAGTGTAAAATTAAGATACCCTTTTCAAAACACTAGTGCTAATGCAAATGGGAGTTATTCTTTTGTAGCAGAAGCAGCAGATACACCTTTTAGAATAACACCTGCTTCTACTAATGGTACTTTTGACATAGACAACATAGTAGTACAAGAACTAAAGCACGATGCAACAAACCTTATGCTTAATGCAGGTGCTTATCAGTCAGCTAATCCACTAATCACTTCTACTAAGAGTATGGAGTTTGATGGTACAGATGATTATTTAGAAGTTGGAGATGTAGGAAGTGTTAAATCTATGTCTTTTTGGTTTAATCCTGATAATAATATAACTGCTGCTACAACTAAAGAACAATTATTTGGTTTTAATACTTCATATAATGGTATTAGGTTAGGTGCAGCTACAGGTTTAATAACAGGAGAAACATTGACAGTTATAGAAAGTGGTGGTAATTCTGGAAGAACTGCTACAACTAAAGAATTTGATGCAGGTAGGTGGTATCATATAGTTATAGCTTGGAACGAAACTGCTACATATTTTGACATTTATGTAGATGGTGTATTAAGTACAGATATAGTTTATAATACTTATACATTAGCAAATTGGACTAATTTTAAAATTGGTGTAGGAAATAATTTAACTGATGAATTTAATGGAAAAATAACAGAAGTAGGTAATTGGGATAGAACACTTACTGCATTAGAAGTAGCATCACTATACAATCAAGGTATGCCTACTAATCTACTTGTAAATAGAAACGACTATCAGTCAGGTAACCCTACAGTATTTAATACTAAGCAGGTTGATTTTGATGGTACAGATGATTATATGGTGTCTAATATAACATCAAGCACTTTTACAGGTTCAGTATCAGCTTGGGTAAACAGAGATGATAATTTAAGTTATCAGTTTATAGTTGATTTTAGAGGGGAGGGTAATACAGGTACAGGTGCGTTTTATTTTCATACTAATTCAGATACTTTATCTGCAATTAGTGGTACTTTATATGTTGATGGTGTTGCAGGTAGTACAGTTCCAACTGATGGTAATTGGCATCACGTTGTAGTATCAGGAATGTCTATAGTTATTTCAGAACCTGTGTTTTTTAGTAGATATTGTTTAAGTAATACACTTAATCTAAATGGTCAAATGAGCCAAATAGGACTGTGGAACTCTACACTAACTGCTGATGAAGTATCTTCTTTATACAATCACGGATTACCTATTGACTTATCTACAGATCAAGCAGCTTATGAATCTTCATCTAACTTAGTAGGTTATTGGAGAATGGGTAGTGGTACACTAGATACTTATCCATTGATTGCAGACCAAACAAATGCTACACTTAGTTCAGAATTAATTACAGATGGAGATTTTCCTACAGGTACTACTGCTTGGAATACAACTAATGGCTTTACTATAGCTAATGGAGTAGCAAGTTATGATGCTATAACAGGTTTTGGAACTCTAGACCAAACTGAAACAATAACTCAGGGTAAAATTTATAAATTAGAATTTACAATTTCAAATGGTACTGCTAGAATTAATTTTACTAATCAAAGTAGTTCAAATATATTTAAACCATTAGGAAGCACTATTTCAAATTATGCTTCTAACACATATTCTTATTATGTTGAAGCATTAACAAGTGGTACAGCTTTTAGGGTTTTAGCATATAATAATGGTGGTTTTTTAAGTTCTTTTAGTATTGATAACATATCAGTTAAACAAGTAAATGGCAACCCTGCAATAATGACAAACCAAACATCAAGTGATATTGAGAATGGTAGTCCTTATGCTAATCTTATACAAAATAATGATTTTAGTTTAGGTGAAGCAGGTTATTGGAATGTTGGTACTCATTGGGATATTGCTAATGATGTAGCTACTTGTGATGGCTTACAATCAAGTGCTAATAATTTATATCAAGTTCCGTATATTGTAGGAAAAACATATAAGACACAATTAACTGTAAATGCTATAAATGGTACTTTAAAAGTCTTTACAGGTACAGGTGCAGCTTCTTTAACAATAACTTCAGCAGGAACTTATGATGTTACTACAGAAGCAGACAGTTCTACAGTTTTATATATACAAGCACAAGCATCATCTTCTATGACTATAGACAACGTAACAGTAGAAGAAGTAAACACAGGATTACAAGGATATTGGAAGATGGGAGATGGTACTAATGATGAGTACCCTGTTATCTATGACCAAACTAATCCTACTAATGGTTCTGAACTTGTTACTAATGGGGATTTTTCTAATGGAACTACAGATTGGACAAATCAATTAAGTGCTAACTTTAGTGTTACAAATGGAGTGGCTACAATAGAATCAACAGGTGCAAACTCATTAATTTACCAAAACATTTCTCCATCTTCTGTAACTGCAATTTTAAAAATTGAAATTGATGTAGTAAGTTTTACAGGTGATAAATTGCAGGTGTTTTTTGCAGGTTCAACTACAAATATAAATCAATTAGGAATATCTACTTATTACACATCTCCTAATAGAAGTAATAGCAAAATGGACATTTCACCTACAACAGGACATACAATAGTTATTAGAAGTATATCAGTAAAAGAAGTACAAGGGAATGGTGCTTTTATGACCAATATGGTAGAGGGTAATATCACTAACCAATATCCACTAACAAAGATTAGAAACTACTATAGAATGGGAGATGGTATCTTAGATGGTTATCCTATCATACAAGATCAAACAAGTCCTAATCTTGCACATATACCTACTACTAATTTAGTAACGTATTCAGAAGATTTTAGTCAATGGAGTAAAACAGGTACTACAGATGTCTCTCCAAATGATAATATTTCTCCTGATGGAACACAAAACGCAAGTACAGTAAGTGGATTAACAGGTAGTGGTAGTAACGATTTATATCTTATAGTTGGGGGTAATCCTGCGAGTAAAACATACTCTTTTTCAGTTTATTTAAAAGGGTCAGGAACATTGAGATTGCAAATTTCAAATAATGTAGACCAAGGTATAAATGAAATTGTTACACTAACAAGCGATTGGAAAAGACATATAGTTACAGGTGCTTTTAATTCAACATCAGGTAATTTATCAGCTACACTTGATGATAATGGTGCAACTGCAACACAATACAATATATGGGGCGCACAACTAGAAGAACAATCACAAGCTACTGCATACATAAAGTCAGATGGTATAGCAGCAGTAAGAAAATCATCTACTACTAACTTAATTACTTATAGTGAAGATTTTAGTCAATCATATTGGACAAAATCAAATTCAAGTGTAACAAGTGAATTTATATCTCCTGATGGAAATGCTACTGCTTATAAATTAGTTGAAGATTTAAACACATCTGCACATAGTTTGTATAGGTCAAATTTTTCAACAAATACCTTAAGGACATTTAGTATTTTTGCTAAGGCATCAGAAAAAGAAAGAATATCTATATATGATGCAAATAAGTTTGGAAGATTTATAGGTGTTATTTTTAATTTAACAAGTGGAATAGTAGAATCAAATCAAGATAATTCAATTTATTTAAATCCAAAAATAGAATTAATATCTAATGGTTGGTATAGATGTTCGGTTACTTGGCAAAACGCAGCATTACAAGTACCTGCTTTTGCAACAGCAATACTTTCAACAAATGTTTACACAGGAGATGGAGTAAGTGGAATATATGTATATGGCGCACAATTTGAAGAACAAACACAAGTAGAAACGTATGCACCAACTTATGGATTACCTGTAACAATAGATTTATTCACAGAAAATAATTACGGAACAATGACAAATATGAGTGCTTCTGATATTATAGAGGACACACCAAACAATTAAAATTATGATATATACAACACCAAACACAAGTTTATTGACTGAAGTAGATGCAGAGGGAAACCCTGTATGCGACTTTTCACAAATCGTTGAGGATAGTCCTGCAACTGTAAGAAAGTCTTTAGATGGTACATTATTTATTGCTAAATTTATGGGAGAAACTCCTACTTTTTTAGAGGGCTTAGACCAATATACTCACGAGGAGATATTAGCAATAGTAAGAACAGATGCTTGGACACCTGAGCAAGAATAAAACAAATTATGGAAAATATACTAAGTGTAGATTTATCAAGTGAAACAAGTCCTATCGTACAAGAGGTACGAGGTAGGGAATATATAGAGTATGGTACAGAAGAATGGAGAAACCTTTACCCACAGTTCTTAATAGACCTTTACTACAATTCTAGTACACACGCAGCTATTATAAACACTACTGCTGAAATGATAGCAGGAGAAGATATAGTAGTAGAAGAAAGTGAAAACTTAGAACAATTTGTAAAACTTAAAAAATTCTTTGCAGAAGCTAATGGTAAGGAATCACTACACGAGGTAATTAAAAAACTTTCATTTGACTTTAAGCTACAAGGTGCATTTGCTATTCACATTATTTGGAATAAAGCTAAAACAGAGATAGCTGAGATTTACCACATACCTGTAGAGAGAGTTAGGGCATCACGACCTAATGCTATGGGTGTTGTAGATTGCTACTATGTATGTTCTGATTGGGGTAACACAAGAACTAACAAACCAATGAAGATAGCAGCATTTAATACTAAGGATAGAACTAATCCTAGTCAGTTATTATACTCAGGTTTATACAGTCCTAATATGGACATCTATCACACACCTGATTATCTTGCAGCAAACAACTGGGCATTAGTAGATCAGAGAGTTGCTGAGTTTCATCTTAACAATATATCTAATGGTTTCTCAGGAAGTTATATGATTAGCTTTGCTAACGGAGTACCTACACAAGAGGAGAGATTTCAAATAGAGAGAAGTTTAGCTGAGAAGTTTACAGGTGCTAGTAATTCAGGAAAGTTTGTATTGACTTTTTCAGATGACAAAACTAGAACACCTGAAATAACACCAATAACTGTAAGCAACGCAGACAAGCAATATCTTGCATTACAAGAACTTTTAGTACAAAACATACTTACAGGTCATAGAGTTACTTCTCCTATGCTTATGGGTATTAAAGATTCAGGAGGAGGTTTGGGATCAAATGTTGATGAAATGAACGCAGCATTTGAAATATACTTAAACACAGTAGTTGTACCTTATCAAAAACATATACTAAAAACATTATCTAAAATATTTGAGGTTAATGGTATGAACTTACCAATATCTTTTGTACAAGCTAAACCTATTACTACTAAGTTTACTGTAGAAGATTTAAAAAGTGTTTTAACTGAAGATGAAATAAGAGCAGAATTTGGATTAAAACCTTTAAGTGATGAAGAACTAACGGCAGAGGATGACAACTATAACTTAGAAAAAGATTGTGATTGTGGTAAGAACAAAGATAGTTGTGACAAGAGTTGTTATGAGAAAACTGAGTTAGATGCTTTCTTAGAAACTGTTGAGGATATACCTGAAGGTTGGGAACTAATAGATGAAGAAGTAGTAGATGGAGAACACGCTGACTTTGACTTTGAAGAAGAACTAAATCAGATAGCTGCTGAGAAGATAGAGTTAAATACAGGTACAGGTAGAGCAATACCAAGCAGAAAGTCTGAGCAAGATGGTATATCTAAAAAGACATACGATTACTATAGGGTTAGATATGTATATGCTGAAGATGAGTTTTTAACTAGAAAGTCAGGAAAACAAAGAGATTTTTGTAGAAATATGATGGCTGCTAAGAAACTATATAGAAAAGAGGACATAGAAAGAATGTATAAACTAAATAAAGATTTTTCTCCTAAAGGTACAGGTAAAGCAGGTTACGACAAGTTCCTTTTTAAGGGAGGAAATTCGTGCCATCATTACTGGCTCAGACAGATTTGGCGTACAGAACTAGGTATATCTAAAACTACTAAAATAGAAGATGCTAAACTAATAGGATATACTAAAGCTAGGTCAGAGGGTTTTACTGCTAAGAAAAACGATAAGAGAGTAGCTATACCTCCAAAAAGAATGAAGAATCAAGGAAGATTAAAAAAATAAATTATGTCATACATTTTATTTATATCAGAACAGAAATTAGTAGACAGTACAAGTATATATGGTTCAGTAGATAGTTCACTATTACTTCCTTATGTAAGACAAGCACAAAGACTGTACTGCGAAACTAAGCTAGGTACAAAGCTAACACAAAAGCTAAAGGATTTAATTATAGCAGGTACAGTAAATGATGCAGGTAATGAATACTATAAGGAATTACTTAACGACTATATAGGAGATTATCTACCTAATATGGCTTTATATATGGCTATACCTTTTTTAAGATTTAAAATAGAAGCAGGTAACATATACTCTAAGACATCTGAAACTGGAGTAGCTTTAACAACTGCTGAATCACAACACTTAAGGTCAGAAATTTTAAATACTGGAGAGTATTTTATCGAGAGAATGATAGATTTCATAAAAAACAATATAAGTCGTTTTCCTGAATACAATACAAACTCAGGTGCAGATGTATCTCCAGACGGCTCAGGTTTTTCTTATTTAGGAATGAATTTAGAAAGACCAAAAGGACAAGGAGATAAGATAACACTAAGAGATTTTCTAACTCCTGATCTAACATAATGAAGAAAAGATATAAAGTAAAAGAAGTTAATAAGACAAAACTAAAATCATATTTAAAAAATGCCAATACAAAAAACAGTACAGGACACTCTAGAGGTCGCAACAGTCAACGGAACAGTTCTAGGATTAACGACATTTTCTAATATAGAATTAGCATTAAAGATTATTCTTCTAGTGGTATCAATAGCTTATACTATAGACAAGTGGTATAGTCAAAAAAAGAAGAATGGCAAAAAATAAAATATACACAGTAGTTAAAAAAACACGTACTAAACGTAAAGGAGTACATTCTAAAAATGCTTCCAAATCCCAAAATGCTTTTAAAAAACAATCAAGAGGACAAGGTTAATCTTAAACTTGTTCGTATGATATTTACTGATAAATCTATTATAGGTAGATTATATCTTAATAAAGAATATGTATGTGATACTTTAGAGAATCCATATATAAACAATGAACGTAACATAAGTTGCATACCTGAGGGTACTTATGATGTTAGGTTGCGTTTAGCTAGAGAGAGTGCTTCAAGAGATTACTTACATCTTTTAGTACAAGAAGTACCTGATAGAAGTTATATACTGTTTCATAGAGGTAATACTGCTAAAGATACGTTGGGTTGTATTCTAGTAGGAACGCATAATGAACAAGACTTTGTTAGTAATTCAAAAGATGCTATGGATTTATTAATAAGTGAAATACTTAAATTAGGTGGCGAGAATATTAAATTATCAATTAATAAAAAATAAAATGAAAAATTATTTAATCTTAACAATGTTAAAGTCTAAAAAAGTTTGGTACACATTAGCAGCAATTATAGTACCTTTTATAGCGAGAAGTTTAGGAGTAGATGAAATACACGTTAGCGAAATCTTTTGGTCAATCTTAGCACTACTAGGTGTTACTGGACTTCAAGACTTTGGTAAAGAAGCAAAATAAATTGTCCTCACAAGGGAAACGACTAAGACTGTCCTCTGAAGAAGTTGAGTTAATCAATGAGTTCAGAGGGCAAAACTTAGATAACATAAATGGTAATACTGCTCTTGATCTACATATAAAAGAAAGAGGTATATCTAAAAAAGACATTGTTAGTGTTAAGCATTGGCAAAGTATGTCAGGAGAACTAAGGTTTTCTATAGTTACAAAAGAAAATTATGGTGTAGAGCAAAACGAATTGCTTGAAGATATTAAAAATTTAATAGATAACCACGCACCTACATATCCAACAATAAAAAGAACTAAGGGAGAACACTTATTAGTAATAAATCCTGCTGACATTCATATAGGTAAACTTGCAGTAGCATTAGAAACTGGAGATGAGTATAATAGTGAGATTGCTTGTAAAAGAGTTTTAGAGGGTGTTACAGGGCTTCTAAGCAAGTCTAAAGGGTTTAGTATAGACAGAGTGTTATTTTGCGTAGGAAACGATATATTGCATATTGACAACGTATATAATCAAACTACAGCAGGTACAAGACAAGATGTTAATGGTAAGTGGTGGCAACACTTTGAATTAGCTTTAGATTTATATGTTAAATGCGTAGAGATACTTAGAGAGGTTGCACCAGTTGATGTTGTTCATTCTATGTCTAACCACGATTATCAGTCAGGGTTTCATTTAGCACACGCACTTAAAAGTTGGTTTAGAAATGCTAAAGATGTTACATTTGATATTAGTGTAGCACACAGAAAGTATTATAAGTACGGATCAAACTTAATTGGTTTAGAACACGGAGATGGTGCAAAAATGGATAATCTACCTATGCTTATGGCTAATGAAAGACCTAATGATTGGTCAGATACCAAATATAGATACTGGTATTTACATCACTTACATCACAAAGTTAAATACAAGTGGAGAGATGCAAAAGATTTTATAGGAGTTACTGTAGAATATATGCGTTCGCCAAGTGGAACGGATAGTTGGCATAGCAGAAAAGGTTTCTGTGGAGTGCTTAAAGCAGTAGAAGGTTTTATACATTCAAAAGAATCAGGACAGATTGCAAGGTTAGTACACTACTTCTAATCTACTAAAAATCAACACCTTACATATAGTTAACAATTTAATTGTTAATAACTTATTTAATTACTATGTTAATTTAAAAGTTAATTTGTATATTTGCAGTATGAAAACAATAATTAACAAAAAAAATCAAGAAGTAATTAGAATAAATTCTGCTCAATTTACTTTATTAGTAGTTGGCGAAGGGTGTTCTTTAGTTGATATTATAGATACTAAAAATAAAACTTTGACAGTAGCTAGAGTAAAAGCTACAGAATGGATTTCTTTAGAGATTTTTGTTAAGAATTACTTTGGATATAAATTTTAATAAAAAACAAAAACAAATGGTATTAGAAAAACGTAAGTTAAGATTAGTAAGTAAAAGATTTAAAAATATATTAAAAAATATAATAGCTTTTATAATTGTAAGTATAGGATCAGTAGGTTTATTAATGTTGGGTGGTTTATTAGATAAAATATAATGGATAGAATACCTACACCTACACCACCAACTAAAGAACAATTAGTTGAAATGCAAAAGCAACACGAAAGAGAAAGACAAGAAAGACTATTAACCTATGATAATACTAAGGTAGAAGCTAAGTTAGTATATTATAAAGGCTGGATAGCAACAACAGGTACACACTCTGTATTAGAAAAATTATCTTCTAAATTTGCAGATATAAAAAGAGGTACAAATTCTGTTGTTATGGTAGGAACTGTTAGACAAAGATGTGCAAATGATACAATAGATAATATCACAGGTACATATTCTTTAAACCTTACAGATGATATGTTAGAAGCATATAAAGAAAACAATAATCAATTATTAATAATAAATAAATAAATATGAAAACGAGTAAAATCAAAACTGTAGTTAGTATAAAACCACATAAAAATAGTTATGGCGAAACCTTTTACCATAATTTAGAAATGGAAAATGGAGATAAGATCAACATAGGTAAAAAGAAAGAGCAACAAGTAGGTTGGGAGTTAACCTATGAAATTACAGAACAAGGACAACAAGAGTATAATAAAGCTAAAGCAGTTGCACCTGAATCTTTTAATAAATCTAATAACTTTACTCCATCTAATTCTTCTAATGATGATAGACAATTACTTATTGTAAAACAGTCAAGTATAAAAGCAGCAGTTGAATTTGATAATCAATGTACTATTGAAGATATGTTAAAAAATGCTGAAATAATTAAGGACTGGGTAATGGGTACTGATGTACAAAAGAAAGTAGATAAGGTAGCTAAGAATTTTAACGATAAGTTTGCAGGTACAACTCCTGATGATTTACCTTTTTAATTATGACAGATAGAGAAAAATTTGAAACCATTTGTGACCTTACTACTAACACAGTAGGGTTGCAACAAGGTTCTTTAGCTTATAAGACTAGAAAGCAAGAGATATTAGTACCTAGAATGGTAGCTACTGTAATAGGTAGAATAAGTAAAGACATACATCCTACTATAATTGCAGATATAATTAATAAGGATCGTACTTCTGTAATACATTATATGAAGTATCACAAATCTAATTATGCAAGTTTTCCAGTTTATAGAGATACTTTTAATAAAGTTTGGAAAGCATATAATGAACTAGAAAAGATAAAGATAGTATTTGCAGATAAAGAACAAATGATAAGACATTTATTAGATGCAGGTATTAAGATTGTAGCTAAGCCACAAGTAAAGATTAAAGTATTATGTGGTAAGTATAAATACTTAGTGCCTACTACCTATTTGGATTTCTCAAATAATATTGATATAATTAAGAACTCATTAAAACATTATGATTACTCATACGACATTATAACAATATGAACGAAACACCAAACTATTATGCAATAATACCTGCCAACGTAAGGTATGCTGATCTAAAACCTAATGCTAAACTATTATACGGAGAGATAACTGCTTTAAGTAATAAGCACGGATTCTGCTTTGCATCTAACAAATACTTTGCAGAGTTATATAAAGTAAATAAAAATACAATTAGTTCTTGGATTTCTGATTTAAAAAATTACGGATTTATAACTGTAAAGATAGAACGTAATGTAAATAACCAAATCACGAAAAGATGTATAGGTATACTGAAAAAGATGGATAACCCTATACACGAAAAGCTGAAGTATAATAATACAAGTATTAATACTACAAGTAATAATATATCTATAAAAGAAAAATTTGAAAATTTGGTTATGTTTTTTGATTACCCTAAAGAAATGAAATTAGACTTTATTAATTACTGGACAGAAAAAAGTTCTGATAGATTAAATGCTAAAATGAGGTATCAGAAACAAGCTACCTTTGATGTTAAGTTGCGACTGGATCGTTGGGCGAAAAATTCTGCTAAGTGGAATACAAAGAAAGCAGGTACATCTAAATTAGATGCACAGATAGATGAGTGGCAAAAGGCAAAGAGTTTACTATGATAGATGAGTATAAGGAGAAACTATACTTAGAAAAGTTATATAAAAAAAATACTATAGATTTGGATAATTATTTTAAGTATAGTGGTAAGTTAGAAGTTGGTAACAAATTTAAAAAGGTAACAGAGGAATATACTTATAAGTTAAGTTGTTACATAAAAAATGATATGAGTAAATACAAATTAAAAAACTATAGAAAATGAAAGAATTAGATTTTAACGAAAACATTATAGAAGATTTAAATTTAACTGAATTACAAATCTTAAATATTATTTCTAAATGGTACACAAATGGTATGATGCACGATATTATATGGGATTGTGAGTGTAGAGAATTAGATGAAATAGTAGAAGATTTATTTTTTGAAAAATTAGAAGAAGAAAATTTAATTAGAAGTATAAAATTATGAAAACACTTCAAGAAGAAAATATTAAGGAACTAACAGAAAAGGTTTTAGACTTAGTAGCTAAGACTTCAGTAGAGTTAGGACACAGAGCAGATGCTAAAACAATGGCTTCATTATCTAAGATACTAGCAGAGGATTTACAAAAAGAGAATAGATTTAGAAGAATGACATTTAACCAAATACAAGATGCTTTTCATATAGGGGTAAGATATTGTGAGTTTGATCCTTTTTTAAATATAAAGACATTTTTTAGATGGATTATTAAACATAAGCTAAAATTAAATGATGCTTACTATCAAGTACATACTTTAAACAAAAATCCACAAGAAGTACCTTTTTATCAAGAACCTAAAAAACTATTAAAATGAAAACAATAACTATAACTGAAAATGAAATAAGTAGTTCTATAGATGCAATTAAATGGCATTTAAAAAACTATGGACATATAACAAGTTTACAAGCTATTAAATTATATGGTGCTACACGATTAGCTGATATAATATATAAGTTAAAGAAACAAGGTTATACTATACATACAACTGATTTAGAATTTACTACTAGATTTGGTAGGAAAACAACAGTAGCTAAATACTTATACTTTAAACCTAAACCAACATTTGAACAGAAATTAATATGGGGGTAAAGAAACCAGTAAGCAAACTTAAGAAAGAGTTAGACAAATGGTTTAGCTTATACATAAGATTAAGAGATGCTACAGATATGGGTGTTGCTCAATGCTTTACTTGTGGCAAAATAGATCATTACAAGAAACTACAGAACGGACACTTTCAATCTCGTAGGCATAATGCTACTAGATGGGATAATAAGAATTGTCAAGTACAATGTGTTAAGTGTAATATGTTTGGACAAGGAGAGCAATATAAGTTTGGAATGTATTTAGATGCTAAGTATGGATTAGGAACTTCTGAAGAATTAGAAATATTATCTAAACAACCTTTTAAAATTAGCAGGATTGATTATGTAAATTATATTAGTTATTACAAAGACCTTGTTAATAAAATAAAAAAGGAAAAGAGTATAGAATGAATAATTTTCTATATTTGAATATGACTAAACCTATATTTGCAAATACTACACACCAAATAGTTGTTAATGATTATTTAAACTTAATGCTAACATTTGCAAAAGACATATCTACTAAAGCAAAGTTTGAAAATTTTAAAGAGGTTTTAGATTGTGTTTTAGAATATCACAACAGTTACGGAGAAGATGTAAATGGTGGTAACTGGAATGATTGGTTAATGATAATACCTATTAATACTTCAGTAATGGTTAATGGATATTTTGCAGGAATACAAAGTAAAGGTAATTTAGAAATAGTAAGGTCTTACAAAGTTTTGTTAGATAATGCGTTAGAGGTTTTGGTAAATGATTTACGAGAAATAGAATACAATAATGAATAAAGTATATGAAGCAGTAGCAGATTGTAGAAAGACATTTGTAGAGATGTCCTTTGCTTTTACTCACGATATAAACGAAATAGAAGAAGCAGTACAGGAATTAATGTTATATTTTATGCAGATGAATCCCTCAGTATTAGAAAGTATTTTTAAGAAAGATGGACAGAAGGGATTAATAAGATATGGTGCAGTAGTTTTAAGAAGAAGTTTTACAAGTCCTAGAAGTCCTTATTATTATAAGTATAAGAAATACTACACTAACTTAGATGCACAAGCAAGTACATTAACTTACGACATAACAGAGAGTGGAGAAACATCTAATGAAAAGAATCTATACAACATACCTAATCCTGAAGAATATAAACAATGGCAAAAGCTAGAACTTATAGATCAAGCACTAGAAAATGTTTACTGGTATGATGCTTCTGTATTTAAGTTATACTACTATGAAGGTAACACATTAACAGGACTTGCTAAAAAGACAGGCATAAGTAGAAACAGTCTTTTTACGACAATAGACAAAGTAAGAGAACAACTTAAAGAATTGTTAGATGAGTAATTTCTTTGTTAAAGATGAGGTGTATCAAGAACGTATAGCATTATGTAGAGAGTGCGTATATTACTTTAAACCTACAGGTACTTGTAAAGTCTGCTTATGTTTTATGAAAGTAAAAGCTAGGATAGGAGTAATGGAATGTCCTCAGAAGTATTGGGGAAAAACAACAGAAGTAGAAAGACCTGATGACATACCACAAGAACTAATAGAAGAATGTTTATTAATTTGGGAGGATGTAAAGACAGGAGTAGCTAAGAACGTAACAGTAAAAAAGAAAATGATAGAATTATATAATACTATATATAATGCTAACTATAAAACTACAAGTAACTGTGGTTCTTGTTTAAATAGTTGCTATCACGGAATAAGACAAATAGTAGAAAAATATAAAACATAAAAGATGAAAAATAAGATACCTGATTATTATATAGGAAAGAATTATAAATACGAAGCTAGAAAAGTAATATCAGATTGGGAACTAAACTGGAATGTAGGTAATGCAGTAACGTATTTACTAAGAGCAAACTTTAAACATAATTCTCCTGAAGAATGTATAAAAAAAGCTATACACCATTTAGAGTTTGAGTTAGAGGAGTTAGATCAGCAGAAGAAAAAGAATGTAAGAATTAGTCATATATAAAGGAGAGTAGGCATAATGCCAAAATAATTTATTAAATGTTTTTTATGCTCTCCTTTATTTTAAAACAAAAACTATGTTAAAATATCAATGTAACAAATGTGAAATACAAAAAGAATTTAGTAAAGTCGTAATGAAAGTAGAAAACGGCAAAGTTGTTAATGTGGGTACTGAGTGTCCAAAGTGTAACGAGTATATGCAAGAGATAGCTAAAGAGTTTAATGGCTTTCCTCAATTACGCAGAACAGAACCATCACTAAGTAAAAGACAAGATAGAATGTGGAAAGACACTAAAGAAAAACTAACAAGCTAATGAAGTTTGTAATACACGATAACAAAGACAAGATGCAATTAGTAAACTATTTAAAAGATATAGAAAGTCCTTACACAGTTGATGTAAAGAAACATAGAAACACAAGGTCTAACGTACAAAACAATTATTACTGGAAATGTATAGTACAAGTATTAGCACAAGAGTTAGGTTACTTTAATGATGAGATGCACGACATACTAAGAGCAAAGTTTTTAAATGAGTGGGAGATGGTAGAGATAAACAATAAGAAAATAGGAATAAATAAGATAGTAAGTACAACATCTTTAAATACAAAAGCATTTGAAATATATGCAGACCAAATTAGAATATGGGCTTTGTCTGATCTAGGGATAAGACTAATGTTACCAAATGAATATCAATAATTTCTATTATATAAAAGAATCAGTTAACTAATTTAAACTAATTATATGGATGGCAGAATAAACAATAAAGGTACAAAAGGAAACAAAGGTGGTAGACCATCTAAAGCAGAAGAACAAAAGCTAATAGAAAACCTTACACCAATGAACGCAGATGCTTTAAATTCTTTACAGATAGGTTTAAAGAATAAAGAACAATGGGCAGTTAAATTATTCTTTGAATACTTTTATGGTAAACCACAACAGAGAGTAGATGTTACGAGTAATAGCGAAACCTTAAACATACCTATAATAAACTTTGTTGAATCCGAAACTGAATAAAAAATATAGTGCATTATTTTCATCTAACTGTAGATACTATATAATCACAGGTGGTAGAGGATCAGGTAAGTCCTATGCCGTTACAGTATTTCTAACATTACTTACAATGACACAAGGTATAAGGGTGTTGTTTACAAGATACACTATGGTATCTGCACACTTATCTATTATACCTGAGTTTTTAGAAAAGATAGGACTATTAGGATTTGATTCTATATTTAGTATTAACAAGTCAGAGGTAGTCAATACATCAACTAAGAGTGATATACTATTTAGAGGTATTAAGACCTCATCAGGAAACCAAACTGCATCTCTTAAATCATTACAAGGAATATCTTGTTGGGTACTTGATGAAGCTGAGGAACTTATAGATGAAAACATATTTGATACTATAGACCTTAGTATTAGACAGAAAAGCATACAGAATAGAATTATACTTGTCTTAAATCCAGTTACTAAAGAACATTGGATATACAAACGATTTTTTGAGGAGAGAGGGGTTAGAGATGGTTTTAACGGCATTAAAGACAATGTCTGCTATATACACTCCACATACTTAGATAATAAAGCTAACCTATCTAAAAGTTTCTTAGAAAGAATATATAGATTAAAAGACATTAACTTTAAAAAGTATCAGCATAAGATTTTAGGTGGTTGGTTAGATAAAGCAGAGGGAGTAGTATTTGATAACTGGACAATAGGAGAATTTAATCCTGATAACCTACAGACATCTTGTGGAATGGATTTTGGTTTTTCTGTTGATCCTGATAGTCTTACTGAGGTTGCTATTGACAAAAAGAAAATGAAGATATATATTAAAGAACATATATATCGTAATGGTTTAAAATCTCACGAGTTAGCTAAGATAGTATTAGCAAAGGTAGAGAACAAACTAATTATAGCAGATAGTGCAGAGCCTAGACTGATAGAAGATTTAAGACACTTAGGAGTAAACATAAAGCCAGTAAAGAAAGGAACTATAGAAAGTGGTGTAACTCGTATGCAAGATTATCAGTTAGTAGTTACTTCTGAATCAACAAACATAATTAAAGAGTTAAACAACTATGTCTATGCAGATAAAGGAAGTAAGTTATATGTAGATAGTTATAACCACGCAATAGATGGTATTAGGTATAACGTAATATACCACTTAGACAATCCAAACGCAGGTAGGTATTTTGTGCAATAAGAAAAGGTGTAAAATAAGAAGCTTAAGAATTAACCTAATCTTTGTACTTCTTCTTAAATCACACCTTTAACTAAACAAAAACTAATTGAAAACGTGACAAATGTACGATTTTAAACTAAATAACAATAAATTCTATTATATATTATGCAGGTAAACATTAAGAAAGATGGTGAGCAAAACACTTACAATCTAATTAACAGTTGGGATGATGTAACACTTGACAAATGGGCTAAACTTATAGATAGTAAAAGTAAGTCAAAGACCAAAGAAGCATTAGATACAATTAGCTTGTTATCTGATATACCTAGAAAACTCGTAAAAGAGTTAAGTATAAATGATGTATCTAATATCTTAAACAGAGTAGCTGCGTTGCAGAACAAAGCTAGTAGTAGGTTAAAAAGAATAATAAAGGTAGATGATGTAGAGTATGGCTTTCATCCTGATCTATCAGAAATTACTCTTGGAGAATATGCAGATATTGAAACCTACATACAAAACGGAATGGAAAAGAACTTAGCTAAGTTAATGGCAGTTCTTTACAGACCAGTAGTAGAGAAGAATGGTAAATACTATTCTATTGAAGCATATAATGGTAGTGGTGTACGGATGAGAGCAGAGAAGTTTAAGAAGATGAAAGCATCAGATGTAAATAGTTCATTGGTTTTTTTTTGGACTTTAGGCAACGAACTATCGACAATTTTGCCGTTGTATTTGATGGAACGGATGGAGGAAGTGAAACAATCACTACTGATGAAAAGTTCGCAACAAAGTGGTCTTGGTTCGGAGTGATGTATAATTTGACAGGAGGTAGTATAGTAAACTTAGAGAGAATAACTAAATTAAGTTTATATGAATGTTTAACTTGGCTTACTTATGAAGTTGATTTAAACGAAACAAAAAAGGTTAAAAGATGACACATTTTAAGAATTACAATAATACAATAGATACCTTAAAACAATTAGGTGCTAATCAGTTACAAATTAAAACTGTAACTACTGGAGATATATACGAGATAGACTTAGAGAAAAATACATTATATCCTTTAATGCACATCAATCCAGTTAATGCAGTAGCACAGAACAATCAAATGACTTTAAACTTTCAAGTGTTTATTATGGACTTAGTATTTCCTGATGAAAGTAACGAGCAGGAAGTTCTGTCTGATTGTCTTAGTATTTGTAATGACTTAATAGGTACACTAAAGAACGGAGAGAGTTTATACTTGTCTAACGCAGATCAAGGCGAAAGTCCTGCATACTTTACAGAGGGAGATATAACGATAGAACCATTTACAGAACGATTTGATAACTCAGTAAGTGGATGGGTGTTTACATTACCAATAGTAATAGAGAACGACTACAACACTTGTATAGCACCACAACTAACAACATACGCAGGTAAATAATGTTTAAAATAAAAATAGGAAAATTAACAATACAACTAATACCACCAAAAATAACTTATAAATTATAATTATGGCAGATTTAACAACAACCTTATCTGAATCAGTAACACTTAATGGTGCAGTCAGAGGTACAACAAACACAGTAACAACTACAGGTATAAATAATGTCTATGAACGTATAGTAACTTGTACTACTGGACAAACTACTTTTTTAGCAGCTTTTGATACTAACTCTTATGGATCAGCAGTTCAGATAGACAAAGAAGATGTTAGATATATTAGAGTTACTAACTTAGATGCTACTAACACTTTAGAATTAGCAGTAGTTGGTGCAGCTACATTATATCAAGTATTATTAAAAGCAGGTCAATCACATATACTTTGTGCAGCAGAAGATGTTATGTTAGCAGAAGCAGATACATCTCCTAGCTTTGGTACTATGGCTGACTTAACTAGCTTACAGGTTAGTCCTGCTGCTGATTTAGATGTAGAGATATTTGTAGCTAGTGTATAATGATAGCATTAGAACGATACTTAAATAGTTTCGGTAAAAGTGTTGTCAATAAAGCTAAAGGAATACTAAAAAGAAAGAAAAAGGTAGTATCAGGTAAGCTTCTTAATAGTATATCTTACAAACTTAAAAAAGACAATGATGGATTGACTGTTCAGTTTATGATGGTTGATTATGGTACGTTTGTAGATAAGGGGGTTTCAGGTACTAAGCAAAAGAGAACGTATGTAGATTATAAGGGAAAAAGAAAAGATACACCTTATGAGTTTGGTAAGACAAGAGATGGAGGTTTAACAAGAGGTTTAGATAATTGGATAGTTCGTAGAGGTATAGCACCTAGAGATGCTAAAGGTAGGTTTATATCTCGTAAGAGTTTAAAGTTCTTAATAGCTAGAAAAATATATACACAAGGAATACAAGGTATCAGTTTTTTTCAAAAACCTTTACAAATAGGAATGAGAGATTTTTACAATCAAGTAGGTAAAGCAATAAAAGAAGATATAGAAAACATAATAACAACATAATGGCAATATTAATAGATCAAAAACCACTATACAAGACATTACCAGTAGGTCAAGATATAGTATTCTCAGTATCAGACAGTACAATAGTTGCAAATAATTATAATGTAAAATTTGTAGCTTATGTATATGTAAGTAATAGTCTTGCAACCTTAAATACTGCAAATAGAGTAGCAGTATTAAAAACAACTCCAAACAATGCAGGGGTTGGTATATTCTCTTTACAACCAGTATTAGAAAGTTATGTAAAAGCTGATAATAATGGTACTGATTTTTTAAATGGTAGTACATACAAGACAGTTACTTATTCTAATACAACTCCTCATCCTATACATTTAATAGATAAATATGCAACCTCAGATAATGCTGCTAAATATTTTATGGTAGAGTTTTTCTTAGAATACTCTCCAACTATTAATGGTGTTGTAACTATAGACTTAAGTACTTATGTATTATCAGAAATTTATTTATTTTATAATGGTTATTTAAATTATGATGATGTATTAAATCAAGTAGGTAATGACTATGGCTATCCTTTATCTGATTTAAACTATGTTATGGATGCTGATAACGCATATTTTTTAAGTAATGCACCAACTACACAATATGCACGATTAACTGATTATGGTACACTACCTTTCTTTAATTTTTTATCTGATTCAGATTATTCTTTTCAAACTGGTTCTGATACTTCTACAATAAATAAAGTACATTACTTTTCTATAAAACTATATGATAGTACAAATACATTATTAGCAACTACAACGCCTTTTGCTAATTTTGCTAATGGTTCTTCTACTACTTCTAATCAATATGCAAATATTAGAATAAATTACTTTGGTGCTTTTCCTGCTAACTTAGATGGTGCTGCTTATTCTGCTTGGGTAACACATAAAGCTAATACAAGCTATTACACTATACAAGGATTTGATGATGACAATCAAATTATAAGTCAATTATACAGAATAAATATTATAACAGATGACTGTAAAGGTTTTGAGGGTATTAGATTAACTTGGTTAAATCCTTATGGAGTTTGGGATTACTATACATTTACTAAAAAGTCAGTAAGGTCATTACAAACTAACAGAACTTCTTACACACAACTGGGAGGTACTTGGAATGAAAGCACATATAAGATAAATGGATTTAGTGGTGGTAAGAAAAACTTTAGGGTAAACTCAAAAGAACTAATAACAGTAAATACAGATTATTTAGTAGATGCTGATGCTATTTGGTTTGAGGACTTAATAAACAGTCCTGAAGTTTATATACTAAATGGTTATTCATCAGATTCTTATGGTATGGTAAATAAATATGTAGAACCTGTAACAGTTGCTACATCAAGCTATACAAGAAAAACAAAAGCTAACGATAAACTAATACAATATACATTTGAATTAGAAAAGAGTAAGAATAAAAGAATACAATCTGCATAATGAGTGTACAACTAATATTATATCCACAAAACTATCAGGGTGTTTACGCATCTAACTCAAGTGTTATAACTACTAACTTAGTAGCAGATGGTGCTAGGTTTAATACAATAGCAAATCATACTGGATATAGTTCTTCTGCTAGTGATCCTGCTTTTGATGCAGTAACTAATGATGCACCTATAAGTAATTGGAAAAAGTTTAGGTCACAAGGTAGTAGTTCTTTTGCAGATGTAGATTATCCTATTGTTATATCAGGTTTTGCACCTAAACTAAGATTTAGAGCAGCATCAGGAGGTACTAATTCAAGTAGTGGTATATATCAAACAATAAACAACCTTGTAGTAGGTGCTACATATCAATTAAAATTTAGAGTAGTAAATGCAGCTACTGGAGGATTAATTATTATTGGTGCTAATGGTTATGGTAACAATTTAGGAGGAGGAGGAGTAACTGCTATATCAACTACAGGTACAGGTTTTAAGACATTTGATTTTACGGCAGTAAACTCATCAGAAGAACTTATAATGGATTACCAAAATGATGGTGCTGATTCTATTGATATAAGGAGATTAACTATAAAAGGTGCAGGTGCTACACCACCATTAGTATTTACAGATTTAGCAGATGGACAAGTTATATGCGACTTATATGAAGATGAAGATATACCATTGAGTTTATCTATTGATGACTTTAAAAATGTAGCTGAGAAAACTCAAAGTTATAGTAAAGACTTTAACCTACCTGCTACTAAACGTAACAATAGAATATTTACACAAATATTTGAGATAACTAATTCTGTAGAAAGTAACGCAGAATCATTTAATCCTTATGTGCAAACACAATGCGTATTAAAACAAGATGGTAATGTTATATTTAAAGGTTTTCTTAAATTAATTGATATTGTAAATAAAGATGGAGAGATAAGCTATAACGTAAACTTATATTCTGAATCTATAATATTAGTAGATGTATTACAAAATAAATTATTTAGAGATTTAGATTTTGATGAATTAACTCACGATTATAATAAAACAAATATAACTGCTAGTTGGTATGATAATACAGGTATTACATTAGCAGAACCACTAGGATTAAGTTCTTTTGCTTATGATTCAGCATTAGGTGTAAATAATACAACAGTATTAAAATATCCTTTTGTAGATTGGACTGGTAATTTAAGTGTAGATAATACAACAAACTATCCTATACTTAATAAATTAGAAGATGCTTTTAGACCTTTTATAAATTGTAAATATATATTAGATAAAATATTTAATGATGCAGGATTTACCTACACTTCTACTTTTTTAGATAGTTCTACATTTACTGATTTATTTATGGACTTTAACTGGGGTGCAGGAGATATGCCAGTAGAGGTTAATAGTAATGCAGTTGTAGGTAATTACAACAATACGACAGAACATTATGCAGGATCATCTTATACTAATTTAAAATTAACATTTCCAACTACAAATTTAGCTTCTGTAAATTATGACACAAGCACAAACAAAATTACAGCTGTAAATAATAATTCAGAATTTGTAATAGATTATGATTATGGTGTTGCAAATAGAAATGGACAACCAGTAGTTCAGTTGAGATGGTTACTTACAAGAACAGATGGTACAACAGAAGAAATAGATGAAACAAGTCCTACAACACTAAATCCATTTGGTTCAGGTAATTATGCAGGACAATTTACTAGAACTTTAGATTCAGGAGATACATTAGAAGCACAGTTTAAATCTTCTATAACTAATATGTTCTATCAAGATTATAATATTTTAATTTCAAGTACTGCTACAGTAAACATAACAAGAAACATAACTGCCGTAACAGAATCTACTTTATTAAATAATTTAAGAGGAGATTTAGGACAATGGGAATTTATTAAAGGGTTTATTAATATGTTTAATTTAATTATTAGACAAGATGAAACTAATCCTACTAATCTATTAATAGAAACTTACGATACAGTATTTAACGATATAGACAAAGGATTAACTTTAGCAGATAGAAAAATAACACACGATTGGACTAATAAAGTAGATGCTTCTGAAATAAAACTAACTCCTTTAGACTTAGCTAAGGAAACTATGTTTGATTACATAGAAGATGACAAAGATTTTGCAGCTAACTTATATAAAAACACTTTTGTAGAACCTTATGGCTCAAAAACATTTACTGCAAGAGGCAATACTATATTTGTAGAATCAGAGGAAGTAAGTGCTACTCCTTTTGCAGCCACTATTGTAAAACCTTTATTAGATTACACACCTCAGTTTTTAACTCCTGCTATTTATTCATCAGATGGTGGTATTTATCAAAGTTTTGACAATAAACCCAGAATACTATACAAAACATCTGCTAGTCCTTTTGAAATGACTGATGGTACTTCATATTCTATACCTGCACAAAATGGAGTAACTGGTACTGGTGCTGAAACTGATTATCTTAAGTTTAGTCATACAACTGATTTACCACCTTTATCTACATCATTAGATTTAAACTTTTCTCCTCATTTATTAATAGGTATATCAGGAAATACTTTAAATAGTTTATATCAACAGTATTGGTCTAATTATTTTGATGAGTTATATAACTTTGATACTAAAACAATGACAGTAAAAGTAAATCTTAACGCAGCAGATATTACACAGTTTGATTTTAGAAATAAAGTAATGATACAAAACAGAGCATTTAGAGTAAACAAAATAGATTATAAACCAAACGACTTATCTACAGTTGAATTTATACTTATACCATAATGAATTTTAAAAGAGGATTTAATATAAAACCAAAAGAAATAACTGGCATAGGAGAAGTTATATTTACTGATGGCACTAATGATGTAGTACCTAATCAATTATCTTGTGAAGCATACGGATATACTTACAATGCAGATACAGGAACTTGCGTAGCTTTTGAGTATAGCACACAGGTACAAAATTTTTTTAATAACGTAACTAACAATAGGTTAGGATCAAACAACACAACAGAGAAAGCAACTAATAACACTTTGATAAACGGAACTAATAATCTAACAAAGGGTAATAATAATAACTGTTTAGTAAATGGTAGGCAACACGAATTAACAAACGGACTAAATAATTCTGCAATTTTATCAGGTAGGTATGGACAAGCATTAAATCAAGGAGAGGTAGTAATATCAGGAGGAGGTTTTAATGAGGAGTTAGCTATGTCTCAGATGTCCTTTGTTCAACAGTCAGGAAATACTACAGATGGTACTGAAACAGCTTTACTTACACAATATCTACCAACTACATATATACAAAAAGTAGCTAATTGTGTAATGGGTTTTGAAGCACACGTTATTGGAGTTAATACAGGTATAGGAGATGGTAGTGCAGGAGATTATGGTTATTTTAAATTAACAGGTGGTGTAAAGTTCACAAATGGATTAGCTTCTTATTACCACGTTGATGTTCACGCAGTAGTTCCTCACGGACATAGTGGTTTAAACCTTACAGGTACAATGAAAGATGTAACTGCAACATCATTTGGTGTTCACGTTACAGGATTAGCAGAAACATACATACAATGGACTGCAAGTATAAAATTATGGCAAAATAGAATACAACAAACTTTTTAAGATATGGCAAAAGAAATAATAGAAGCAGAAGTAAAATCAAATATAGGCGAAGTAGCTAAAGAAACAGAACAACTAGCAGATGCTGCCAAAGATGCTGAGAAAGGCTTTAAAGGTGTAGGAAACACTATTAAAGGAATGGGTACTGCTCTAAAGGCAGCAGGTATTGGTCTAGTAGTAGGTTTATTTGCTAAACTAATGGATGTCTTTAGACAAAACCAAAAAGTAGTAGATATATTTAATACTGCTATGGAGTTTTTAAGTTTAACATTTAACGACTTCTTTAAATTCTTACAAAGCAACATAGATACTGCATCAGGATTTATGGATAGAATCTTTGGTAATGAAGTAGTACAAAGTATGATAGACTTTGGTAGGACTTTAAGTATAGAGGTTATTACTAGAGTTAAAAATCTTATACAAGGTATTGGTGGTTTAGGTTCTGCATTAGTAAAAGTATTTAAAGGAGATTTTGCAGGTGCTAGTGAAACTGCTAAAGCTGCAATAACTGATCTTACAGAAGTAGTAACAGGTAACGTAGTGGAAACTGTTGAAATGGAGAAAGCTATTACTAAGGTTACTGATAAGATAAAAGATTATGCTAAATCTACATTAGATAGTGCTAAAGCAATAGTTTCTTTAAGAAAAGAAAGTGAGTTAGCACAAGTTCAAGTACAAGGTTTAATAGAGGAGTACGACAGACAAGCAGAGAAGCTAAGACAAGTAAGAGATGATGAAACTAAAACATTTGAGGAAAGAATAGCAGCTAATGAGGAGTTAGGTAGAGTTCTTAAAGAACAAGAAGAAGAAATGCTTAAATTAGTTGATATACAAATTAAAGCAGCACAAGCAGATGTAGATAAAAACAATAGTTTAGAAAATCAGATAGCATTACAAGAAGCATTAAACGAAAAGAAAGCAGTAGAAGCACAGATTACTGGTTTTCAATCTGAACAGTTAGTAAATCAAGTATCATTACAAAAAGAACAAACACAGTTTGCTTTAGAAAACGCAGATGCACAGATACAAGCATATAGCGACTTAGCAGGTGCATTAAGTAGTTTAGCAGGAGATAATAAGGCATTAGCAGTAGCACAAGCAACTATAGATACATTTGCAGGTGCTAACAAAGCATTTGCACAAGGTGGTGTAGCAGGTTTTGTAACTGGTGCAGCTATTATAGCATCAGGATTAGCTAACGTAAGAAAGATATTAGATACAGATGTAGGAGGTGGTGGTGGAGGTGGCTCAGTACCATCAGACACAGGAACTCCTGCACCTCAGGTACTTAGTGGTGCATTTACATTAGGAGGTGGCGAAGCACAACCAGTACAAGCATACGTTGTTACAGATGATATGACTAACAACCAAAACAAGTTAGCTAATATTCGTAGGAGAGCAACAATTTAAAAATCAAATATTAATTAATTAAATCTATTATATAGTATGAAAAGAAAAGCAACTAAGATTGTAGAGTTAGTAATAGCAGATGATAGCGAAGAATTAACAATAGATGCTATAAGTCTTGTAACTTCTCCTGCAATAATGGAAAATTTTGTATTCTTTGGTAAAGAGAATAACAACTTAACACTAGCTAAGGTAGATGAGGAAAAACGTATGTTAGTTAGTCCTGCATTAATACCTAACAAACAAATATTTAGGTATGATCCTAATACTGATTCTAACTATTATGTATATTTCTCAAAAGAAACAGTAAGACAAGCTAGTGAGTTATATCTAAAGCATAACAACCACCACAAAGCTACATATCAACACGAAGATAGAGTATCAGGTGTATTGACTATAGAGAGTTGGATAAAAGAGGGAGAACAAGACAAATCTAAGTTATATGGCTTTGACTTACCTGATGGTACTTGGTTTGTTAAGATGAAGATTGAGAATGATGAGATGTGGAATAAGATAAAAGATGGAGAACTAAAAGGTCTAAGTATAGAGGGCTACTTTATTAATAAAATGGAAAAAATGGGTAAACAACAATTTTCAAACGAAGATATAAGAGAAGCAATAAAAGAATTGTTAAGTGTGCAGAAAATAGAGTTAGGTGCTATAGATGATTTTGAAAAGTTATTTGATTCTACATTAGATAAAGATTTAAAAATATCTAATACTTTAATAGATGATTTAAGAAAAGCTGAAGTATCTTATGCTAAAATTGAAAGTGATTATATAGCTTCTTTAAAATTAGGGGAAAAATTAATAGTACAAGCTAAAGATTTAGGTGTAGATTTACCACAAAAAATAAAAAACAAAGTAGAAAGTGCAAAAGTTACTATAAAAGATATACAAGCAAATATTAAAAATATTAAAAAGATGTATAATTTATTATAATATAAAATAATATGAGAGAAGATATATTAGAAGCATTAAGCGAACTAATAAAAGAAAAGACAGAACTAAAAGCTGAAAAGGTTGAGTTGGGTATGGTTGATGATTTAATTAGTGATTCTAAAAAATTAACTACGAGATTTGATAAAGCAGTAAAAAATCATATGGCTATAGCAAAATTAGTTAATGAAAATTTTAAAGAAATGGCAAGTTTAGTTAAAGCTGCTAAAAAAGGATATGGTTTTGTGCAAAAAGTTGATAAACAATTTAAAGAGTTAGGAGTAAAACCTACAAAAGAATACAAAAATGCTACACAAAAAATTTATGATGTAGCAGAAGGTAGTGGAGAACAAATGCTTAAAGACCTAGCAAAGTTTAAAGGTTTATTATAAAAATCAAACAAACAATAATTAATTCTATTATATAAAAAAAAGACAAATGGATTTAAAACAACAAATATTAGTAGCACTTGGTCTTGATAAACAAGAGGAAAGTGTTAATCTTGAATATCAAGCGAAACTAGAAGATGGTACTATAATAGTTTCTACTGCTGAATCTTTAGAGTCAGGAGTGGACATATCAGTTCTTACAGAAGATGGTACAACTATGTTACTTCCTGTAGGAGAATACAAGACCGAAGGAGAAGATGGTATAGGATTCTCTGTAGAGGTTGAGGGTGTTGTAGCTGAAATCTACGAAGAAGAAGTAGAGGAGGAAGCAACAGAAGAAGTAGTTGAAGAAGAAGCTTCTAAGGAAGATATGGAAGAAGAAACTATTGAGGAAACTGAAGCAGTAGAATTTGATTCAGTAGCTTTTATGGATGAAGTTAAGTCTGTAGTAGTTGATCTAATGAGTAATGTAAATACTGAGATTGAAACATTAAAATCTGAGTTAGCAGAACTTAAATCAACAAATGAAGAATTATCTTCAGAAAAAGAAAAACTATCTGCACAAGTAGTAGAGTTATCAAACGAACCTGCTGCAAAACCTGTAGATACAAACAAATTTAGTGCTTTAGGTAAAGAACTTTCACAAAGAGATTTATCTAAAATGACTAAAAGAGAAAGAATATTATATAACATAACAAATAAATAAAAAATTAAATTATGGCTTTTAACGTAACATCAAATTATAGTGGGGGTGTTTTTGGACAATACATCTCGGCTGCATTAAAAGAAGCTAAATCCTTAGAGGGTTTAACTGTCTTAGAAAATATTAAACTAAAACAATCAATTAGAAAAATGGCAGGTTCTAGCTTAGTAGCTGATGCAACTTGTGATTTTACTGATGCAGGTACTCTAGCTTTAACAGAAGCAGTTTTAGAACCTAAGAATCTACAAATCAATGTAGACCTTTGTAAGAAAACTTTATTATCAGGTTGGGAAGCAGAAGAAATGAAAGCAGGTGCTTTTAACAGAACTGCACCAACTTTTGACCAGTATGTATTAGCATACTTCGGAGAATTAATTGCTGATTCAGTAGAGGGTTCTATTTGGTCAGGTGCTGCTGCTAACGCAGGAGAATTTGAAGGCTTTTTAACGGCTACTACAGGTGCTTTTGCAGTAAATGGTAATGTAGTAGCATCTAGTGCTACTGCTGCTTATACTGCTGCTAACATTATAGAAAACCTACAAACTTTAGTAGCTGACATTCCTGCTAACGTATATGGTAGAGATGATTTAAGAATCTATATGAATATGAAAACTTACAGATTCTATATTTCAGCTATCTCTACATTAGGATATGTTAATGCTTACAATATGAACGGAGATTACGTTCCAGTATTTGAAGGTATCACAATCCAACCTTGTCCGGGGATGCCAGACAACAAAATGGTTGCTGCTGAAACTTCTAACTTATTCTATGGTACTGACTTACTATCTGATGATACAAATATCAAAATGCTTGATATGACTCAGCTTGATGGTTCAGACAATATGAGAGTTGTTGCTAAGTTCTCAGGAGGTGTTCAAGTAGGAATTGGTGCTGACGTAGTTAGTCAATCATAATAACTGATTTAATGGAGAGAGGGTTTATCCCTCTTTCCTTAACTTTAAAATAAATAATATGTCTTGTAATTTAACAAAAGGAAGAAATATAACTTGTAGAGATACAGTTGGTGGAATCAAAGCAATTTACTTTGCACAGTTTGATGAAGTAGCTTCTTATATAAGTGCTTCAGGAGAATTGACTGACTTTGACTTAGGTGCTTCTGATGACATATATAAATACACTTTAAAGAGGGGTACTGCGAGTTGCACAGAGACTCTTACTGGCAATAGCGAAGCAGGTACTGTATTTTATACACCATCAGTTAATATCAAACTACACAAACTAACAAAAGAAGATCAAAATCAAGTAAAACTATTAGCTTCTAATAGATTGGTTATCTTTTTAGAATTAAACGAAGTATTAACGGCTAACTCACATAATGTGTTATTAGCTTTAGGACTTGAAAATGGAATGGAACTAAACGCAGGTACTAACGCAACAGGAACTGCATTTGGTGATATGAACGGCTATGACTGGACATTTGATGGTATGGAAAGAGATGCTATGGTAACAGTAGCTGACTATACTACAAATCCACTAGACAATTCTGCATTTACTTTTCAAGGTATAGTTACTTCGTAAACTATTGTTTTCATATTTCTTAGAGGGCTACTTCGGTAGTCCTTTTTTTTTATCAAACAAAAACGACTTTTTTCTATTATATAGTAAGTAAACAATTATGATACACGCAACAACAGATTCTAATGCAGTTTTTATAGTAACGACAGAAGAGAAAAGAATTGATACTGGTGTACCATCTTCGCAGATAAGATATTTGTTTAAATTAACAAATGATATGTCTGAGAATGTTGTTTATGCTTATGGGCAAAGTCAGGTAGTAAATGATAGATATACAAAGGTTGAAATTATATCAGGTGTCAATAGTGTATATACAGGTACAGTAAATTTTAGTCCTAGTGGGTATTGGACTTATGAAATATTTGAGGTGTCTTGGCAAGATTCTACAGTAACATTAGATGATGACCACGCACCTAAAACAGAAACACAAGTATTAACTCCTCTTGCATCAGATAAAGGAGTTGTTAAAGGAAGTATAGAAAAAGGAAAATTAAACGTAGCAGAAGCATCAGGATCAGAAGAAGTACAATATACAGAACATTCTGCACCTACTGGTACGAATTACATATATGTTAGTTAAATAAATAAAAAAAATGGGAATAAAAAATACACAAGTTTTATTAAATGAACAATTAGGTCAACAAAACGGAATAGAAGTATTTACAACTACTGCACAAACAGGAAAAGATTTTTATGCAATCTACTTTGTGCAAGAGAGTGTTATATCTTCAATTACTATGTCTAATAGTACAGGTGCAAGTAACTTAGTTACGACAATACCTGCAGGAATGACTTTATTTGGTAACACGACTGCAATAACTCTGACTTCAGGTTTAGCAATCGGCTATAAAAACTAATATATGTTAGCATTAGCAAACAAGCTAACCCTATCAACACAACCTACCTATAGGTTTGTAAATAAGTATTCTATTGACTTTGATGGAGTAGATGACTGTATAGTTACTGATGGTGCAGATACTGTAGCACAAAACACTACATATTCTTTTTGGTGTAAGTCTAGCGAAACAGGGCAAAATAGAGGTGTGTTTGGACACGGTAACGCATCTGAGGGTGGTTTTCATTTTAATTGGAGTGGAGACAGACCATTATTGTATTTAGGTGTAGGATATTATGTTTATTGGAATGATACAACTGCTATTGATGATGGAGAGTGGCATCATTGGGTAGTATATTCAGAACCAAATAATTTAAGTAATTGTAAATTGTATTGTGATGGAATTTTACAAACAGTAAACCTAATAGAAACATCAGGAAGTTTAGAAGCATACACAGAATCATTAACTATAGGTGGCGACCAACAATCAGGTGGTAATTACTTTGAAGGACAGATAGATGAGTTTGCAGTTTACGATAGAGAACTCACACAAGCAGAGATTACTCGTATGTATAACACCTATTATAGCCCTAATAGAATTGCTAATTCTAACTTTGCTCAGATAGGAAACGAAGAAGTAACTAATGGAGATTTTAGTCAGATAGGTAGTGAACTTGTAACTAATGGCAACTTTGCAACAGATAGTGATTGGACAAAAGAAACAGGTTGGACAATAGCTAATAGTAAAGCAGTTGCTAATACTACAGGTACACAACAAATATATCAAAATGTAGGGCTTGTAAATGGAAAAACATACAAGATAAGTTATTCTGTTTCTGATTTTGTATCAGGTGCTATGTATTTATCATTAAATGGTAATGGCTTTATAAGTCCACCCTCAACATCTGATGATAATAATGTTGTTCACTATGTAACTTATTCAGGTAGTGATGGAATGATATACTTTCGTGGTTCTCCAAATGTTAATGCTTCAATAGACAACGTATCAGTAAAAGAGGTTGCGCAAGATTGGAGTTTAGGTGTTACTTGGTCTATGGGAGATGGTGTTGCAAATTTTGAAGGTAGTGGTTCTACAACTTCTGCATTAATTCAAACTCAGAATATAAATTTACCTAGTGGTAAAAGCTACAATATAAAATTTGATATATCTAATGCTACAGGTAACGCATCACTATGGATAGGTAATGACGTAGGTAGTGTTAATTATTTTGGTACTAGCTATGTTAATCGCCCAAATGGAAGTTATGATTTGTACTTTACAATGCCTAGTACACAAACTTCATTATCTTTTTATGCTAATCAGTCAGGAAGTAATTTCACAATAGACAACATATCAATCAAAGAATTAGGGCAGGGGTGGAGTTTTGGCGCAGGGTGGTCTACAGATGGAACTAAGGCAATAGCAGGTGCAGGTACTCAATCTAACCTAACAACTGTTAATAACCCACTTACTGTTGGTACAACTGTAAAAATTACATATACAATAAGTGATTATGTAGCAGGTACATCAAAAGTTTTTTTTGGTGGTGGTTTAGCAGGTACAGTTAGAAATGCAAATGGAACTTATACTGAAACAAATGTAGTTACTACTAATGGTAGTTTTCTTATTCAAAAAAGTTCTGATGGAGATTTTAGCATAGACAACATAGTAGTACAAGAACTAAAGCACGACGCTACAAACCTTATGCTTAATGCAGGTGCTTATCAGTCAGCTAATCCTTTGATCACTTCTACTAAGAGTATGGAGTTTGATGGTACAGATGATTATTTAGAAGTAGGAGATGTAGGAACTGTAAAATCTATGTCTTTTTGGTTTAATCCTGATGCAGCAATAACTTCTTCTTCTTCTTCTGAAAGATTATTTGGTTTTAATACAGTATCTCCTTCTGCTTTTGCTTTAGGCATACAAACAGGTTCTGCTACAAGTAGTTTATCAGGAGAAACTTTAACAGTATTACCTGACAGTACAAGTAGAACTGCTACAACAAAAGAATTTGATGCAAATAGGTGGTATCATATTGCAATAGCTTGGAATGAAACTGCTAGTTATTTTGATATATATGTAGATGGTGTTTTAAGTACAGATTTAAATACAGGTACACATACTTTAGCAAATTGGACTGGTTTTAGAATTGGTGGTGCATTAGACCAATCTACAGAATTTAATGGACAAATAACAGAAGTAGGTAATTGGGATAGAACATTAACATCATTAGAAGTAGCATCACTATACAATCAAGGTATGCCTACTAATCTACTTGTAAATAGAAACGACTATCAGTCAGGTAACCCTACAGTATTTAATACTA